CCCTGTCCCCTTGGATCTGAGGCTTTTTTTGGGCTCCCCACCCCTCCATGCGTTCGCATATACGCCCGCATAGCGACCGCATGTGGCTTTGCATATACGACCGCATTGGCCTAGCATGGGGGCATGGAACTACCTGAAGGTATCCCGCCGCGTCCGATGGGCCCTCCGTCGCATGTCCGGCGGTGGGAGTCTGAGTATGGGGCTGCTGTGAAGGCAGCGGAGGAAGCGGCGGCAGAGGCTGCGGCCAAGCAGGGGGCCGAAGAGTGGGCTGCTGCCCAGGCTGCTGTGGAGGCTGAGAAGCCCAAGCCTGCTGCGAAGAAGAAGGCGACGAAGAAAAAGGCCACGAAGAAGGCCACGAAGAAGAAGGCGGGTTCCTGATGCCGAAGGTTGGTGGAAAGCACTACGCCTACACGGCGAAGGGCAAGGCTGCGGCTGCTGCGGCCCGGAAGAAGAAGTCGAAGAAGAAGGCCAAGGGCAAGCGATAGCGCGTGGCGAGCTTCGTCTACAACCTCTGGAAGCAGAAGCTGGCGGACGGCACCTACAGGTGGAACGCCAATTCTGACGGCGCTGGCGGGACGTACGAGATCGCGCTGACTGAGGCTGTGCTTACAGACCCAGATCCGGACACGGTGACGGCTGCGCTGACGGGTGGCAACGAGTACGACGGCAGTTACTCGCGTACGGCTGTGGCGAGCCTGTCGGTGGTGCTGGACGACACGAACAACCGGGCGCAGCTCGACGCGGCAGACACGACGGTCTCGTCTATTGGCGCGGACGGCGGGGGCCAGAAGGTCGAGGGCGTGCTGCTGTATGTGAAGCCGAACGGCACGAGCGCGGATTCGAGTTACATCCCGGCGGCGTTCTTCGACCTGGCGACGGCGTTCTACGGGAACGGTTCGGACGTCACGTTCACCTGGGACTCGGTGGGGCTAATCACGCTGACCTGATGGCGCTGGTTTTCAAGCAACTAGCAGGGACAGCGGCGAGCGCGGTCGATGCCTGTAACGCCAGCGACCACGACGTTGCGGCGACGGCCTCGAAGTGGGGTGCTCAGGTTGACGGCTCGACGGCGAACACGCAGTACACGCTGACGGTTCCGGGCGTTGACACGGGATCGGACAGCGTCGTTTTGCTGGCGCAGTGGGAGACTACGGGGCCTGAGTACGGCAGCCCTGGTGAGACGACGACCTGGGAGGCTGGCAACTGGATCTGCCGAGTGAACGTCTCTCAGGCGAACTCCAACGTCTTCTGGGACTCGGTGGAGATCTGCGCGTACAAGGACGGCTCTACGACGGCGATTGCCAGCAAGACTGGGATCGCAACGAACCTGTCCAGCACGGGGACCTTGAGCGAGACGATCACGACGGGTTCGCCGTCTACGGTTCCGGCAGGTGCGACGATCCTGTGGTCGTTCTACTTTGGGCAGACGATCTCCACTGGGCGTGGCAACACGTTCAAGATCCGCTCGAACAAGAACCTGGCGACCCCGATCGCTAACAAGCGCGGGGTGGCTGCTACGACGTTCGCGTCTGCGAGCCTGCCGCCGGGAACCACGATGGGTGCGATCAGCGTTGCGGCTCCGACTGCGACGTTCGCCAGTGCGGCGATTGCCCCTGAGCTGGAGCGAGAGTACGTCAGCCCTACCTGGCGTGGAGTCATCAGCCAAGGAGCGCCTGTCGCGGCTGCACCCGTGGCGGAAGGCGCTGTCCAGCGTGGGTCAGTAAGCCACAGCGCAGTGGCCGCTGGCGCTACCAACTCGGGCTCGTTTGAGCGGGGTAACGCAGTGAGTGGGGGTGTGTTGGCTTCGACGGCAGAGTCGGGCAGCGCACACAGAGGTGTGGTCGGCACCGCTGCTTTGGAGGCGAGCGCAGTACCTGAGGGGTATTGCGTAAACGCTGTAGTCGGCCAGGGCAGTGTAGAGAGCGTTTCCATTTCGGAAGCCATGACCGTGCGAGGCGTTCTCGTCGGTGGAGGCCCCGAGGCTTTGAGCATTGGCTGAGGGGCCACCACTTTCAGGAGCACGCTATGCCGAGGCAGTCAGTAGTCAGCACCGGGGAAGTCACCGAAGGGAACGCCTGGTTCTTTGCGTTCCGCGTGGTGCGCCCTGACGGCACGGTCGTCAGCGATGCTGACATTACAAACGACAGCAGCACGCAGCTCACCGTGACGATCTACTCTCACGACACGCAGGCGGCTATTGCTGACGAGCCGGTCATGGCTGCGACGACGAAGACGGGCACGGTGACCCGCAGCGATCACATTATGATCGCCACTGCTAACGCCACCATGCCGACAGACGGGTTCTGGGACGGCGTGGACTCGACGGGCTACAACTTCTTCTACAGCCAGTCGTACCAATCATGGATGGAGGGCGGGAAGCGTTACCGCGTCCAGTTCTCCCTGAAGTTGGGCGCAACCAACGCAGGCGTTGACAAGGGGGAAGTTGCCTGGGGCGACCTCAACTGGGCCGCAGTCGTTTACGTCAAGCCCATGGTGTGACTATGAGTGCCCCGTACAAATACTCCAAGTGCCGTGTGGACCGGATCGTGGATGGCGACACGGTGGACCTGTGGATCAACCTCGGTTTCAGCACCTACGTCAAGAAGCGTTGCAGGCTGTACGGCATCAACACTCCCGAGTCGCGGACCAGGGACCTGGAAGAAAAGGCCCGAGGCAAGGCCGCGACGGCGCACATGGAGTCACTACTGGAGAGTGGCTTCTGCGATTTGGAGTCCCACGAACTCGGGAAATACGGGCGCGTGCTGGGGACGCTCTACGTTGACGGCGTCGATCTCAACAAGCAGATGATCGAGGACGGTCACGCCATCGAGTATTGGGGAGGGAAGCGTTGAGCAAGACGGTTGTTCACGACTACACCCCGTACGGAGCGGCGCGACAGCTCTGGTACATCCGCAGCGCGGAGGTGCTGCTGGAGGGCCCTGCCGGTACTGGTAAGTCTCGGGCGCTGCTGGAGTACATCAACTACCTGTGTGAGCAGTACGCAGGCATTCGCGTGCTGATGCTGCGCCAAACGCGGGAGTCGCTGACGGAGTCCTGCCTTGTCACGTTCGAGCAGGAGGTGCTGTGGCCTGGGCACCCGGCGATCCACGGCTCTGCGTCGAGGAACACGCGACAGAACTACCAGTACCCCAACGGCTCCCACATCGTCGTCGGCGGTCTCGACAAGCCTGAAAAGACGTTCTCGACGCAGTACGACGTAATCTGCGTCTTTGAGGCACGCGAGATCGGCGGCGACACCTGGGAGTGGCTGGCCCGCGCGAACCGCAACTTCAAGATGCCGTGGCAGATGCGGATTGCGGATACCAACCCAGCGGGCGAGTTCCACTGGCTGAACACGCATTTCCCGCAGGGGTTCCGCGAAGTTCCCGAGCGCCACACTACGGACAAGCGCATCCGTCTGCTGTCGCGGCATCGAGACAACCCGGTCTACTGGGATCACGACAAGGACGAGTGGACCCGCGAGGGCAACTCGTACGTCAACGACATCCTAGGCAACCTGACTGGTGCGCGTCGAGCCAACCTCTACGAAGGCAAGTGGGCCAGCGAAGAGGGCGTCATTTTCGAGGAGTGGGACCCGTCAGTCCACATCATCGACCACGAAGATGTGCCCGAGATGAAGTGGCATTTCGCCAGCTATGACAAGGGCCTGCGGCACCCGGGCACCCTGCAAGTGTGGGGCGTGCGGGATGACGCGATGTACCTACTGCGCGAAATCTACCAGACCAACCAAAACCAGGACTGGTGGGCCGAACGTGTCATGGAGGCGCACCGGGACTTTGTCCTGCAAGCCCTGGTCTGCGATCCGAGCGAGCCCGAGTACATTCGGGTGTTCAACGACCGGCTGGGTGCAGCTCGGGGTAGAGACGGCGACCGCATTGCGCGTCGAGCCAGAAACGCGATCCGCACCGGCATCGACATGGTGCGCTGGGCGCTGTCCAAGGCTGACAACGGCCCGCGCATCTACATGGTGCGTGACTCGCTACAGGGCCGGGACCAGGCGCGTGTGGACGCAATGAAGCCGTGCTGCGTGCTGGAGGAACTGCCCAGCTATGTCTGGACGAAGTCGAGGGATGGGCGTCCGGTCAACGAGCGGCCTGATCCGACCTGCTCAGATCACGGAGTAGACGCGCTGCGTTACGCGGCGATGTTCCTGTGGAACAGGGATATGTCGCTGCCGGACAAGCCTCCCGAGTACGAAGAAGGGACCTGGGGCAGCCTGCTCGGGCACACCGAACTTCACGAACAGAACATGGGCCTGACCGATGCTTTCAACTGAACCCAGCGCCCTACTGACAGAGATCCAGTCGGCTATCCGCTACCGGGACAGCCGCATCGAGGAGCTTGACGACATCGTTCGCAAGTACACGGGGCCGTACTACGCCTCCTCGGGAACCTCTGGGTCGAGCGACTACGCTCCCGAGAACACCTACTACGAGTACCTGAGCCTGATGATCCCCAGGCTGGTGTACGACAACCCTAGGGTGCAGGTGTCGTCGCGCCGCCCTGGCGTGCAGCAGGACGTAGCAGAGGCGCTCAGACACGGCCTCAACCGCTGGTGCAAGGACAGCAACCTGCGCGGTACGCTGGTCGAACTGGCGACCGACATGCTGCTAGGGTTTGGCATCTGCCTGGTGCGCCAAGAGGAAAACCAGGGCGTCACGCTGGCTGAAGACAGCCCGATTGACGAGGCCACACCGCAGTGGCCGGTTATCGAGCGGATCTCGCAGCGCCGGTTCTTCGTGGACCCCCAGGCAGAACGCTGGAAGGACGCACGGTTCTACGGCCACATCTGGCGCAGGGACAAGGACGACCTGCTGCAAGAGGCTCGGGACAACAAGGACGCGGGCTGGAACCTGGACATCATCGAGTCGCTTGCAGAAAGCGAATCGCCGGGCGACGAAGACAGCATCTTCAAGGACAAGGAGAGCAGCTATCGCGGGGAAATCTGGTGCTACGAGGTCTGGGTCCCCGAGGTCGAACTAGACGACTCTCCGGGCGCAGACGCTGGGTTCCACGGCACCATCTACACGCTGGGTGTAGGCCAGTCGATCTCGTCTAGCGGCGAGGTCAACGCCAAGGCTGGATACGTCCGCGAACCGCGCCCGTTCTACGGCCCCAGGACGGGCCCCTACGTCATGTTCGGGGTCTACAAGGTCCCCGACAACATCTACCCGCTGTCGCCTCTGGTGGCGGTTGAGGCGCAGATCCAAGACCTCAACACCCACGTTAGCGCAGCCAGCGCGTCGATGATGAAGCACAAGCGCATCGTTGGCGTGAACGACGCTCGCACGGCGCAGCTCGTCAAGAACGTCCAGCACGACTACGTCACGGTCGTCCCGTTCGAGGATGGCAAGGCGCTGGTGCAGGAGTTTGAGCTGGGCGGCCAGACCGAGCAGCAGGCTATTTGGATCAACACCTGCCGCCAGCGAGCCGACCGAGTCCTGGGCATGGACGAGGCGCTGCGCGGATCTGTGAGTGGCGCAGGAACGGCGACCGAGCACACGATTGCCAGCGAGGCTGCGAACACGCGCATGGCGTTTGTGCGCCAGGTGTTTGCTGACGCGACGGTCAACCTCCTCAACATCGTCGCGTTCTATATGTATCACGACGACTCGATTGTGTTCCCGCTAGGCGAGGACGCGATCAAGGAAATGGGCTTGCCCCCGGAGGCCGCAGTCATCTTCCAAGGCGGCGGACACGGCGAGGCTGCTGGGTATGCGTTCGACGACCTCGATCTAAACATCGAGCCGTACAGCATGGAGCGGGCGAGCGAGGGTCTGGCTCAGAAGCGTGCCCTGGAGATGCACACGATCCTGATGAACTCGCTGCCGTCGATGGCGGCGTTCCCCGATTACCCCTGGCGCGACCACTTCGCCAAGATCGGGAACGCAATGAACGCGCCGGATATGTCGGAGCTTGTCACTGACGACATGCTCGGGCGTCTCGCATCTGACTTGCTGCGAGCGCAGCAGTCTGAAGCGCAGGCTCAACCGAAGTCGTCTGAGCCGCGTCTGGGCAAGGATGTGGCGGGTGGTCCGCTCATGCCCACGAATGCACCGCGCCCGTCACGGGCAGTACCAATGATAGGGGAGATGATGGGGCAGATGCTTCAAGGCCCCATGCAACCAGGATCATGACACGACGAACATACGTTTACCGCGACGGCAAGATGGTCGAGAAGAAGCAGCCGCGCCGAAAGAAGAACATCGAGTTCTCGGTCGCGCCTGATATCGGCTTCGCCTCGTACCAACTGCCGAAGAACTGGCAGCACCACAAAGAGGCAGGCGGCGAGTTTACTGATCGCGGCCAACCTATCTTTGGTAGCAGGAAGCAGATCGAAGAGTCTATGGCACGCGCTCGCGGCGAAGCGGGCACTCTCATTGAGTACAACGAACTCTAGGTAGGATCATGGCAGATCAAGAACAAGGGACGCCCGAGAGCGTCATCGAAACACTGACCGAGGCCCCTCCGACGCCGGACTCCGCACCGGAGGTCAGCGCAGAGGAGGCTGCGGATCAGCGCGAGGACGAGGTCCTTGCCAAGCTAGACCCAGTTCCCGAGCCCGAAGGGCAGGTCGAGCAGGAACAACCGGAGGCGGCTTCCGAAGAGGAGGCAGCTCCCGAGACCGAGAGCACTGTCTCTAGCGACGAACTCGCGGAGGCGTACACAGTCCTGCGCCGTGATGGCTTCCAGCCGGAAGACCTGAAGGGCATGGACGAAGCCAGCATCATGAAGCTGGCCGAGCACCGTAAGAAGGTGCAGTCAGATGTAGATCGTCTACTTCGTGAAGCCAGGGAGGGTGACAGCCCGCAGCAAGACCCTGACAGTGAGCAGACCCCCGAGGAGTCTGGCGTTGCTCAACAACAAGCAGAAGCCACGCCGGACCAACCCTTTAGGGCACACCTGCAAGCCACTGCCAAGCCCCTTGCTGAATACCTGGGCCTTGACGAAGAAGGCGAAAAGCTGCTGCTGAACTCATACGAGGCGATCATGGCCCCCATTACTGCCCAGTTGCAGCAGATGGACATGGCGATGGTTGCCCGCGATGTCGAAGCAGCAAGGGTCGCGCTTGTGGACAAGTACCCGCAAGTGGCCGACGCCAAAGGAGAGGCGATGCAGAAGGTCGTGGACCGTATGGCGAAACTCTATACGGCCTCACCGGAAGACTCCGACCAGACCACAGTGGGTCTGATGGAGGAAGCCATCGTCCTAGAGTTTCGAGACGAGCTTCGCAGTGAGGCTGCGTCTGCCCAAGAGCAAATCAAAAAGTATCAACGTAACGGCTTGCCGGATACGCCCAAGCGCCAGAAAGCGCCGGGCAAGGAACTCAGCGCAGAGGAGAGGGAGAACGAAATCCTCGCTCTGCTGGAGAGTGATCTGCCTGACCGACTGGAACGCGCGAAGGAACTAGGCGGTCGATAACCATTCGGAGATTTTGAGCTATGGCTTCTGCACTGAGCACGTTCACTGACTTCGTAGACACGACTGGCCCGTCGTTCCTGACTACGGCCAACGATGTCGTCAACGAAGCCTGCAAGAACAACTACCTGCTTCGGCGCTTCCTTCGCGGGAAGGGCCCCTCTGAGACTGTCCAAGGTGGATCGACCATCAAGGACACGATCATGTTCGACGACGCCAGTACCTTCCAGTACTACGAGCCGAACGAGACGTTCACTTGGGAGAACCCCCAGGTGCTCACCAACTGGGAGATCCGCTGGCGGTTTGCTGTAGACCACATGGCCTACACGGACCAAGAGGTCGAGCTGAACGCCGGGTCTGGCATGAGCCGTGAGGCTCGCCACCAGGCGTACAAGAACCTCAAGCGGACCAAAGAGCAGCGCCTGTGGACTTCCATGCTGAACGGCATGGAGGACGGCCTGTTCACCGTCCCGTCGAGCACCGACATGGAAGACGCTGGCGGTACTAAGCCGTACAGCCTCCCGACGTTCATCAACGAAGACGACAACGGCTCGTACCAGGCTGGCTTCACTACGGTCCAGGGCATCAGCTCGACCGATCAGACGAAGTGGGTTCCCCAGCAGATGCTGGGCAACCCGGCTGGCACCCGCAAGCAGGGCTATACCTCAAAGGATGTCAACAACTCTGGAAACATCATCTCCCATATGGACGAGATGTGGGACGACGTTCGCTTCGTCCCGCCCCCGACCCACGAAGAGTACTTTGACAACCCCGAACTGAACGCGATGTTCATTGCGTGCAGCCGTGCTGGCTCGCGCATCTACACGCAACTGCTTCGGGCGAGCCAAGACACCTTCGTCTCTAGCACCCGCCAAGACCCGGCGTACATGCGTCCGCAGTTCGCTGGCATCGACGTTGAGGCCGTGGCCGCACTAGACGACTACGCTGGCTATGAGGGCCAGTACACCGAAGGCAGCAGCAGCGCCACCAACCGTGGTCCGCGCTACTACTTCATCAACGCGAACTACCTGAAGTTTGTGTTCCACACGGAACGCTACCTCTACATGCACCCCTCGATGCGTCACCCGAACCAGCCGTTCACGACCATCGTTCCCGTTGACTGCTGGCACAACTTCGTGTGCCGCTCGCGCCAGCGCCAGGGCATTCTTGGGCCTGACGCGAACATCTACGAGTACTAGGCCCAACTAGAGAACAAGGAGATATACAGATGACTTCGACTCTACCTACTAGCGGCCCGCTTGGCTTTGAGGTGCGGCCGGAAACGGCTTTGCTGACATGCACCAACGCTCTTGTCGAGGGCGACCTGGTCATGCTGACCCTGTCTTCGGGCGCGTACACGGCTTGCACTAAATCGGCCACTGCCGACAGTACGCCAGACCACATTCTCGGTGTGGCGCTTAGAACCGTTGCCGCCGGGGCGGTTGGCGAAATTGCCATCAAGGGCCAGGTCAAGGTGTCGCGCCACGACACGGGTGCCGCTGGCCTTGCGGTCATTTGCGGCGGTGCCGCTGGGCGGGTCACGGCAGCGCCGACCGATCCGACCGATGACGGGTCTGCCTACATCAAGGTCGTCGGCATTGCGCTGGAGGCGGCTGGCTCTGCCGGAAACTTGGTTGAGTGCATGTTTGATGGCCTGAACGGTTTCGCCTCTACCAACAACTAGCACTGACAACTCACAGCCGCCGGGGGCACTGCGCTCCTGGCGGCTACCCACCCTTCAGAACAATGGAGTGCCGCTATGGGGCTTAGGACAGACGTTTCCGTCCCGATCTACGACAGCAACACCGTCACGACGCAAGCCTCTGCCGCTGCGGCTACCGACATTACGGTGCCTGCAAGTGCCTACTACGTCATTTTCACTGCGGTGTCAGGCGTGTACTACATCGGGCAAGACGGCAGTGCCTCCACGACGGGTGTTTACATGGAGCAGGGCGCACCTGGGCCGTCAAACTTTGGCGTCCATGTAGAGCCTGGCACCGTAATCCAGGTCACTAGCGCGAGCAGCGCAGTGTTCAACTACACCTTCTTCTACAACAAGCTGTAGTCATGGGCCTTCGCACAAACCCGACGTACCCGATCTGGGACAGCAACACAGCCACGACTCACGTTGACAAGTCCAGTCTAACTGGCGCGCAAACTACCAGTGTGGCCGTGCCTGACCAAGCGTACTGGGTCATCTTTAGCGCCGTAGATCGCACGAACGCCGCTATTTACATCGGAGACAACACAGGCGCTGACGCTGACACGGGCATTTACCTAGAAGCCGATCCGCCTGGGCCTGCAAACGTCAGCCTGGCGTGCAGCCCTGGAACGACGTTCAAGGTGCGGCACGACGCTGACGGCATCTTCAACTACACCTTCTTCTACAACAAGTAGCCATGACCCTCACCGCTCACGACGCGATCCGGCACATCGAGCACACGCTGGCCTCTGACGGCGTTCCGGCGGTGGGGGCCATGCGTATCCTCAATGACGCGGGCAACTTCCTCGTCAACATGCACAACTGGCGCTGGCTTGAGTCAGAGCAGGCCACGTTGGACTTCGAGAAGGATACGAACTACATCTGGCTGCCCAGCAACTTCAGGGAGCTGCTGGGGGTGCAGACCGCCGATGGTCTGAACCAAGGCATCCAGATGACCACCCAGCAGAAGTTGCTGGAACTGCGGGCTGTCGCGGTCGCCAATAGCTTCGTGTACCAGGCTGCGGTGGTTCACGCGCAGAGACAGGTGGCGGCGTCGAGCCAGTTGGTGTCGGATGCGGACCCGCTTGACGCCAGCTCGCTGATCCTCAACGACGGCATCAACCCGGCGGTGACGTTTACCTTCCGCAACGCCGCAGGGCTGGCAGACCTAGCCAACACAGAGACGGCGACGGCCCGCAACGTCACCCTGGGTTCGACCCGCGCGGCCAGCATTACGGCCCTGACGGACGCGATCAACAAGGCCCCGGCTCTGTTCTTCAAGGCCGCAGACAACAACACCACGACGCCAGACAGCAAGGTCAACTTGACCTACAGCCGCCCTGGCACGGTCGGCAACCTAGGCTTACACGGTAACTGGTTCACAGACAGCAGCAGCAAGTTTGCCAACCCAGCGAACATGCAGGGAGGCGTTGGTGGCGGCGCTCCTCGCCCGCGCCTGGACATCTGGCCGACCCCTACGGCTGACACCCTCGGGGCTGTGACCGTGTACTACCGGGCGGGCTGGATGGCCGTGGAGGACGACAACCAGTTCCTCTACCTGCCCGAGTGGATGGAGACGCTGTACTTGTTCCTGGTCCGCACGTTTGCGCGTGGGTACGAGCGCGAGAGTGAGTTCAACATTGGAACTGCACTTGGGGCGATGGCTGCTTCGCCGCTGTTTACTGCCGCCCAGCAGCGCGACAAGGAAATGACCCCGAGCCTTGGGGCTATGGCGGGTGGCGCGGCGCAGGGCGTCGTCAACGCCTACGACTACTTCTGGAACTTCACCAGCACTAGCGCCCCTAGCTGATGCCTAGCCGCCAAGAGGATCTAAAGTACCCGATCCGGGGTATCTCCGAGACGTACGGCTTCTCCTACGCGGAGGAGTTGACTTCTCGGGACGAGCAGAACATGCGCTCGATTGATCCCACTAACGGCAGGATCAGAGGGGCGCAGCGCGCAGGTTTGGGCCTGTATGCCGGGGACGGCATGGCCGTTACAGACAAGAAGATCAAGGCGCTAGGCGTCACGCACACCAACAAGGTGCAGCTCGACTACGCGCAGGATCTGACCCCGGCGACGACCGCAGGCAACAGTCCGTACAAGTTCACACCTGCCAGCCCGTGCGCGGACCTAACTCAAGACGAGTATGGGACGTACTACGCGCTGACAGAAACAGGGCATGTGACGGTGTTCAACGAGGAGTTGGGCGTTGTCAACGAGTTCGACATGCCAGAGGAGGCTCTCGACCCCTCGACAGACCCGCTGGGAGGAACCGGGGCCAGTGACACTGAGCAGCAGCCGCCGGTCGCGTCTTGCATCGCCGTCGATCAGTACCTGAACATCTACATCGGCACAGGCGCGGCCTCGGCTACGGTTCCCAAGTGGTGCGCCGTGTACTGCTTCGCGCTGCTTGAGGACGACACATACGAACTGGCCTGGACGCGCCCGATGAATGCGTACGTCCTCGACCTTAAGTTCTACAAGAACGACCTGTACGTCCTTGCCTCCACGGCCAGCAGCTCTAACAGCGGCGAACTAGAGTGCATTTCGGCCAACATGACGTACACGACTGGTGGCGGAACGCACAAGCTGACGCTAAACGAAAGCGTTGACTATGCTCTGATGCCGGAAGTGGGCGACAAGGTCTACTTGCAGTCCGACCAACTCGCCAACGGAACAAGTGCTGCTGTCATTGCCGCAGCCGGGAACAACAGCGCATACCTCAAGTTTTCTAGTGAACTGGCAGGTGCTGGAACTGCGGCAGACACATGGACTGTCAAAGCGTGGCCTCAGTACCTGGACTTGTATGTGCGGCGCTTTGCAGGCACTGGCCCTGCTACCATCGGCGGTGACTTTGACGAGCCGGTGGTGTCTGGTGAGCCGCAGATTACGTTCGCGGTAGACGCCAGCAGCCTTGGGCACAGAATCACCTACAGCGGCCCTGGTGATGCGTGGCCGGGCATGCAGCCCCGGGCGGGAGACACGATTACGGTCAGCAATGCTCATGCGTCTGCTAACAACGGAAACTTCACCGTCAAGCACGCAACGCCGACAGAGTTGGTCGTCGTTGAAACCGTCGCTGCGGAAACGCCTGGCGACCACTTTGTAGTTAGCTGGAACGGTGGCCCCGGAGGCCCGAAGATTCCGCCCGGCATGACGCGGAGAGAGTGGTTCCAGAAAAAGGGGTGGGATCAAAATTACGGCGACTCTGTTTCCTTTGTCGTGTCTGACAAGACCTGCCCGGTCATAACCATCAAGAACCCTGGCTTCCGTAAGCGGTTCACGACCGGCATGCTGAACTTGCAGCAGCAGTCAGGGCGGATGGACATCAGTGACGAAGGAGAGATGTACGTCACTTGGGCTGCGTTTGACACGACGGCAAGCCCGTTCCCGTGCGCGAAGTCCTACCTGGCGCGGGTGTCGTTGCAGGGCACTGGGGGCAAGCAGTACAACGCGATCAATGAGCTGGAGAACTCTGGCGAGGCGTCAGACTACGGGGGCATTGGTCTTGAGGTTATGGCGGGGCCTACGGTCAGCAACAAGTTGAGCGTTGTCACCGCCGGGACCAACGTCGGGGTGCAGGCGACCAGCCAGTTGGTGTGTACGGGTAACCCATCGGACGGCCACACGATCACGCTGGACGACGGCACAAACACGGCAGTCGTATTTACGTTTCAGACCACACCTGGCAGTCACACCACGACTAACCGCAAGGTCAAGATCGGCAACCAGACCTGGAAGACGGTTGCGTACCTAGTCGAAGCCATCAACGAGGCCCCTGCGCTTCTGTTCAAGGCCGCTCACAATGACCCGGCCACGCCTGACGCCAAGGCTAACCTAGCCTTCAAGACGTACGGCACCGCAGGAAACCTTGAGGCGCACGGCAACTGGTTTGCAGAAAGCGCGACTAACTTTGCGGACCCAGTCAACTTGACTGGCGGCGCTACTAACAGCCAGCAACGCCATTTCCGACGCTGGACTGTGGAGTCTAACGGCACGTTTGCAGCCGACAGCAGCTTCGCGAGCAACGGCATTGACCTGGGCGACGACAACTGGGCGATTGCCGCAGCCGGGGCGCAGCGCATCCGCATCGCTCAAGATAAAGACTCGAACTACTACCTGCCGTGGACACGCGCTGGCGGGACAGGCGATTACCCGAACACGACAGACCTCATCACAACAGACGTAGACGGCGCGAACATCAAGGAGTTCGTGTTCGACAACTATGACGCTTCGGTAGCCCTTTCGTGCGCTGTGCCGGACTATGACCTGCCGGACTACTCGAACTCCGATGCGGCCCCAACGACGCACACCTACGCACTTGTAGGCGTGGCTGACGGTGCCAGCGACAACTCGGTTTACCGAGCTGAGTTAACAACGGTGACTCAGGATGTGCTTTCGCCGCGTGACATGCATGTCCTGGCCGTAGCCGACACATCGTTCAAGCGTGTATTGGCTGGCTCCTTCGCGTCTCCGACCACTGCATCGGGAACCGCCGCTGTTGACGGCAGTGCTCCGTACGTCCAGATGGTCTCTGCGTTCAGCAAGATCTACGTCACTGACGGGCGCAGTTACTTCCAGTACGACCCGAGCGAGGGCAACAACGGCACGATCTCAGACTGGTCTTGCACGAGCTATGGCCGCATCCCGCAGCGGTGTCGCCTGCTAGAGACCTGGCGCGGTCGCATGGTTCTAGGTCGTGACCCTGACGACCCGAGTGCCTGGCATATGAGCCGGGTATTCGACCCGAACGACTGGGACAACTTCCCGCAGAACCCTAGCTCGGCAGACGCGATCAGCGCCCGCAACAGCAAGGCTGGCGGGGTCCCTGGGGTCATCAACACGATCATCCCGTACACCGACGACCTGCTGATCTTTGGGTGCGACTCTAGTATCTGGCAGTTGACTGGCGACCCTCGGGCGGGTGGTCAACTGGACCTTGTCACTGACGCTGGAGGCATTGCCTTTGGCCGTCCCTGGTGCAAGGACCCCACTGGTCGCCTGTGGTTCTTCGGTGCCGAGGGTGGCCTGTATGTCATGTCGCCGTCTACGGGCATGACGAATGTGTCCGTGGGGCGCGTCGGGCGTGGGTTGCAGGAGATCGACCTAGCCGCCAACTACGTCCAGCTCGTCTGGAACTACCTGGACGAGGGTGTTCACATCTTTGTAATTCCGTTTGCGGAGCAAGGGGCCGCTGGGTACGGCACAATCAAAGACCACTGGTTCTACGACGCCCGCAACAATGCGTTCCACCGCGACAGGTTTGGCAGCGCGACGGGAGACCACATCCAGCCCACAGCGGCGATTGCGGTCAACGGGGATCTGTTCAACGACCGAGTCATCATGCTGGGCGGTGAGGATGGCCGCGTCCGGCGTTGGGGCCGGGACGACTCAGGCAACATCCCGGTAGACGACGAGCAGACCTCGGCCACTGCCGTCAAGGCCATCGACAGCTACGTCACTGCTGGGCCGCTGGTGCCGGTGCAGGCTAGTTACGCGGCCCAGATGTCTGAGTTCACGGCAGTCCTTGGCGAAACCCAGGACGGCGCGAACTACGAGTTCTTCGCGTCGGACAACGCCGAGAGCATGGGGGCGGCTAAGGCTTCTGGCTCTCTGCATGCGGGCCGCAACAAGGCCAAGCTGATTCGTGTGGCTGGGGACAATGTGTTCATTCGCATGCGTAACGCCTCTACGGGCCAGCGGTGGGCGTACGAGTCCGGCTCAATCAACATGGCGTCTGGTGGTCCCAAGCGATGAACAAGACCAAGGCGCAGCGCATCCGAGAGATGACAGCAGAGGGCGTAGGCGGGCTGCCTGTTGGGTCAACGCGGCCCGATGACCCTAGGTACAGGCGCTTCACCCAGGCCAGCACGATGCCGTACGAGCAGTACCACCCCTATGACTTTCATGTCGATTCGTTCGGAAGGCTACGCATTGGCGCGGCCCCTGATGGCGGCGGCTTCGGTAGGCAGGAGCGGAGGAGGAGGCCGTGATGATAAACCGCATGATTGACGGCAAAGAGATCAGCGTGGCCCCTCATGTCAATGTGTACCCGGCGACCGAAGAGGATGTCCCCCGCCTGTTGTGGCTGGGGCACCTGTTCAACGAGGAGAGCGGTCGCCAGTTCGACATTGACAACGACCACTGGTGCCACTTCTGGCAGCAAGCCATTGCGAACGACCTGGGATGTGCGTTCTACGCAGCGCCGTCTAGGGAGGCCGACCCTGTCGGCATGATTATGGGGATCGTGTACCCGTCACACATCGACCAGCGGCTAGAGGTGACCGAGTCGCTGTGGTACTTGAGCAAGCCGTACAGGAGAGCCCGCACGGGCATCGAACTGCTGGACGCCCTGGAATGCTTTGCCGAGCTTATCGGCGCATCACGGATCAACATGACCCATTTGGCGAACCCCCACGGCAGGCGCATCCATCGCCTGTTTGAGCGACGAGGCTACGTTGCTGCCGAGTGCAGCTACTACAAAGAGGTGAACCAGTAATGGCTGCGGCAACCCCTATCTTTGCAGGCGCAAACGCCGCTATGGGCGTTTTGGGAATGATCGAGGGCAAGCGTCAGACCGACAAAGCTGCGGACGCGAACCAGGCAGAGCGCGAACGGGCTTTGCGGTTCCAGCGCCGCATGCGTAAACGAGCCTTGCGTCAGATCAACAAGATGCAGAAGGGCGCGACCGAGAAGATCCTAGCCAGCAGCAAGCGGGCTAAGGGCGATGCGCTGACTGCGCTGGCTACAGGTGGCTGGGATACCGGGTCGGGCCAAAGCCTTGCGATGCGCCGCGCAGGTCAGCGTGACGAGGCTAACGCGCTGACGAACCTGGCAAGCGCAATGGCGGGGCAGCGTACTGCGGTGTACTCAGGCCAGGAGTTCCCCATGATCCAGTACGACACTGGGGCCGGGGCTCGAATGGCAGAGCAAGGCTGGGGCATGCTTGGCAGTGGGCTAGCCGGGCTTGTAGGCAGTTTAGGTCAGCCAAAGATGACAGCCGATCAGGGACTGGAAGCCCTCAAGGGCGGCCTGCAAGGCACCGCCAAAGCCTTCGCATCTGGTCTGCCCGACTACTGGAACCCGTACAAGTAAACCAATGGCACGCCTACACACAGCACTCAAGAGCACGGTCGGCGGCAGTTACGCCACGGGTATGGGCGGGTTCGCTGAAGGCGTCCGCCAAGCGGAAGCCGACACGCGCCTAGACGAGCGGCATGAGCAGCAGATGGAGCTGGGACGCCAGCAGCTAGAGTTCGCAGAACTCAAGGCTGAAGAACTGGCAACGCAGCAGGAGACAGACCGCCTGTTGCGCCAGACCAAGCTGGACGACCTCCAGGGCAAGATCAAGGCTGGCGAGGATGTGTTCGGTGATCCGACGCTGGGCCTCGACCGCAAGCCGCTTGACGAGGCGACACTGCTGGTTCAGCAGCGCGAAGGCATCTTGGCGCAGGGCGGCTCGACGGCTGGCATCGACCGTGCGCTGGCGTTGAAGATAGACGAACTCGACGCCGTTGTGACGCAGGCCAAGCTGAAGCAGAACCGCAACAGCGACATTCGGTACATCACCGAAATGGCAAGCCGTGGCGACGTTGCGCTTGACGACGAGTACGTTGCCAGCCTGGAAGATATGACTCCCGCGCAGTTGGATCGCTTGCGCGACAACTGGGAGCGCATGGGGCAGGCGCAGCAAAGCGTGGGCTCCCTGCGAACCGCGCTGCTAGAAGAGGTCAATGGCTGGAACGCTACCACTACTGCGGGCAGGCAGGCGCGAGACGCCTTCAAGCTGGCGATGGACAGCCCTATCCCGTCGCAGTACACCAACAAGCTGACGGGCCAGACTATGCGGATCGACACTCCGCAAGAGGTGGAGCAATACTACCGGGCCCTGTTCAACGAGAAGCTAATAGAGACGCTGCCTGCGGAGATTCAGGAGCTGATTGATGAAGGCGATGCTGAGGAAAAAGCAATGCCTACATACGAGGGCATGCGCGAACGGGCTACCGGAATCTTCAGCCAGCACCGCGCCCAGCAAGCCCAGGCCCAAGCCCAAGCAGCAGGCGTCGGCGTGCCTGGGACGCCGGTTGCTGACTCGGCCGACCCGGTTGATGCGGCGCTGGCAATTGGCGAGGGGGCCACAGTAGAAGGTGGCGGCGAAGCTGACGCAGCCTCGCCGTTTGACATGCGCCCAGCTAACGTGCGCGGCGTCACAAATGCGGCAGCACGCCAGAACATCGAGACGGCCCTTGTTCGCCTTGAAGAAGAATTGGCGGGCATTGACGCAGACCCCACACGGGCTGATGCAGCACGGCGGAATGAAGTGCAGCGCAGAATTGACAACTTCCGGTTCCGCCTGGCTCTTGGCGAGGCTGACCCCAACGGCCAGTTTAGCGCAGAGCAGAAGCTGGAAATGTTTGACACGGTGCGCCGCCAGGCTGCTCCTGTCCCCAAAGAAATGCAGGCCCCAGCGCAGACTGGCACGGGTGATTCGTTGAGTTTGCGTGTGCAGAACGCTCGCGGCGCAACTAGCCCATCTGCGCGACAGAACATCGAGGCAACTATTGCTCGCCAGCAAGAAAAGTTGGCAGCTATGGATTCAGATCCTGAGTCAGAAGATAGACACCAGCGGTTGCGGCTTCAGCACACCATTGACCACCTGCAATTCCGTTTGGCTCTAGGAGAAGCCGACCCAGACAACAAGTTTAGCGCAGACGAAAAGGTCGAGCTGTTTGTCAGTCTTCAAGGTCAATTAGCCCCTGTAGAGCCGCCTGTCGAGGCTGACGCCGCGCCTGTTCCCGGCCCGATGCCCAGCACAGAGTTTATGGGCGGTGTCGGCCTAGGCCCTAGGCTTGGCGGCCTAGGCATGGGTGCTGGCTACCAGCATCAAGACCTAGAAGGGCGCATGATAGCGGACGACCTTGCAGGCGCTGAAGTGGTCGAGGGCGTAGTCGGTCCTGCGGCACAGCAGCGCGCTGGCCGCGCCGACTTTGCTGCCTCTAACTTCGGCATGGGTGGCGTCGAGGACGTTGGCGAGGTGCGTGGCGGGCGCGAGCGTACGCGCATTGCAAGCCCGCTGACAGCAGCTCGCAGACGCCCGCAGAGCATGCGGACCCGCGAGGAGCACCGCGCTGCTGTGGCCGACCTTGCGCGTCAGGCACAGGAACTGGAACAGCAAGAGACTGACAAGAAGCGCCGCGCTGAACTGGGCCGCGCACGCAAAGATCTGCTGCAAGAAGAGCAGCGCCTGGAGCAAGCCCTCGACGCATTCGAGTCGCGGCGCGAGCAGATGGAGCAGCAAATTGCAGGGGTCGGCGTTGGCGAAGGACAGCAATCTGCGCTGCCGCCTAACGACTATGAGCGCCTGTCGCTGCTAGTCAGCAAGCAAGCGTCTGGAGCCACGCTGAGGCCGGTTGAAACGCAGGCGTTGAAGCGGCTACTTGCGGGTGTCGGCTCAGAGCAGGCGTGGGATCTGTACCGCGAGTTGGCTGCTGCTGGGTATGAGTACCCCGAACTGCTTGAAATCGCCCAGGACGACGGCAGGCGACCTGCGAGCGACACTCCGGGGCGCGGCGTCGGAGGGCGCACAGGCCGTGGCTACGGGCGGCAGGCCAAGCCTGATGACAACTAGCCGGTAGACCGCGTCTCGACCCTGCGCCGATTGCCATGACGATCCAAGACGAAACTCTCGCGGCGACAAACCAGCCGGTAGACCCGCTCAAGTCCTACGAGCGTCGGTTTCTGAAGGAGCAGGACAAGCACCAGAGAGACGCAGTCACGGAGGGCATGACGGCGCAGTTCGGCCGTGTCTTGACCGCTGACGAGGTGCGGGCGCAGGTCACGCCCGAGATGGTCAACGAGTGGAAAGAGGCGGGCAACGCGCAGTTTGTGGCGCGGCTAGAGGATCGCCTAAACGAAGACTACGCGCTGGAGCGTTACGGGGCCGACCAGACGCGGCTGTGGGAGCGCCAGGTCATCCGGTCCAAGCCGATTGGCGCGTGGGAGTCGATGACAACCAACGTGCTGGGCGAGGAGCGCACCTTCGGCATTGCGCTGCCTTTCTTTTCGGCTGGCGCAGAGGGAGCTGGTTTCACTGAGTTGGTTGCAGCGGCTAGGGCTGACGCTGCTGGCACGGCCAGTGAGGAGCAGATTCGCCTGCTAGAAGACGCGGCGGACTACAACGCGCGAGAACGAGAAGCAGGCTGGGCGACGGCTGGCCGAATCCTGGGCGAAGCACCTGCGTTCCTGGGCGAGTTCTTGACTGGCGGAACGCTGGTCACAGGGCTGTCCCGCGCGGGAGTGCGCTATGCAGGAATGCGTGCTGTCTCCAACGCGCTGAAGAAGTACGGGGCTCTACGCATTGCGGCTCAAGGCGTAAGTCGCAGCAAGTTGACGGCTACGACGCGCATAGGCCGCATTGCTCAAGGCACAGGCCGGGCCGCTGTGGCTACGCCGTACATGCTGGGAGCCCAGGAGGCTGTTGGCGAGGTTGTGGGTGGCGTGGCTACCGGCTTCCAGGGCGGCGGCAGGCTGCGCTCTGCGATCAACACGGAGTTGCTGGAGCGCAACTTCGACATCAGCACAGACGAGGCCCTGCGGCTGTACACGGAGGCTGTAGACGACCAGGGCGTGCTGGATGTGCTGCCCAAGGCGCTGGCCGACCGCTCCATTGAGATCTTCTCGGAGTCTATGGGCGGCGCTCTGAGCGAACTGGTCCCGGCCATCAACATCACGGCGCTGAAGAAGCTGTCGAATGTGCGCGGGATCAAGAAGGCGCGAGAGGTGCTGGAGGCTGGCGGCTTCAACGGCGTCATCGAGGAGCTTGGCGAGGAGTTCCTGGGCGGTGTGCTGCGCGTGGGCGCGGCTGAGTTGGACCCGGAGACGTTTGCTGGCCTAGAGGGATCGCTCGACCAGTTCACGGACTGGCGCGAAATCGTCGGCATGGCGGCTGGCTTCGCTGGCATGAGCGGCACGGCTGCGACCCTTGGCTACACTGGCGAGCGCCTGTTCCGCGAGAAAGGTCTGCCGGTCGAGCAAGAGACACCGGAGCGTACGGAGCCGACGTTCGACACGGTGCTGGGCACGCGCGATGCTGCGCCGTCTGCTACTGAGGACTTGGCCGATGTGCAGGCTCGGGCCGTGGCTGAGGTGAACAGGGGCCTGGAGACCCTGGAGCGCCCCGAGGGCGAGCCTGCGCCGCAGGTGACAGTCGCTACGGAGATCAGCGACGACATGGCTGCTGAGATTGAGGCAGCCCGCGAGCTGGGCATCGACGTTATCCCGATGGACGGGATGCCGACACCTGTACCTGGGCAGTTCGTGGAGCCTGGTGTCGTGGCGCTGAACGCAAACGCCGAGGCGTATGTGCCTCCGGGGGCGTTGCCGAGCCAGCGCCACTGGTATCAGATCAGCGCGGTTTTCCTGCACGAACGAGTCCACGACCTTGTGGAGCGTCTGAAGGCTAGGCCGGACGACCTGCGGCAGTTGTTCCGCAACATGCAGGCTGTCAGCCCTGCACGGTTTGACGCTGCGTTGGATCACTACAACGACCTGCGCGACAAGCAGGGTCTGGCACCGCTGAAGTTGCAGGAGCTAACTGACCCGGAAGCCAGCGCGTACAGCGAGGCAGCGGACGAGACTACGGCGTTCCTGGCCCAGCAGCTTGTGCCGTACATGGCCGAGATTGCACGCACGGGCGACACTCAGGTACTGGAGTCGATGCTTGCCACGGCTCCGAAGAGCCTGGTCGAGAAGATCCTCGATGCGCTGGTTTCGCTGGCGAACCTGATCCCGGGGCTGAACATCGACACCCGGGGGATCAAGCGTCTGCGTCAGGCGCTGCGGGAGCAGGGTGCCGAGCTAGAGGCTGAGGCCGCACAGGGCGACCTGAGAGCGCGTGCTGCGTACGCTAGGATTCTGGCCGAGGCGTTTGGGGCGCGGCCGCTGGAGGGCCCGCCTCAGCAGCAGGGCCCGCCTCAGCAGCAGGGCCCGCCTCAACTTCAGGGACCGCCGAGACCCACGCCCGCAGCACAGGAGCCTCGCCCCAGCGACGAGCAGGTCAAAGCAGACCTACGCCAGTATCGCACTGAGGGGCGCTGGAAGGGCGACCTGCGGTGGAGCGCAGATGCGCTGTTCCAGAAGTGGAAGCAGGTGCGAGCCGAACTGGCCGAGGAGCAGAGAGCCGCAGCGCAGGTAGAGCCTGAGCCTGCCCCTGAGCCTGCGGTCGCTGTCGAGCCTGAACCGGCGGCGGTCGAGCCTGCTCCCGAGCCTGCTCCGGTAGAGGAGCCTGCCAAGCCTCAGCAGCCGGGCAGGCGGCGACGGCGGCAGCGCGTGCTGGAGATCGGCAACCGCGTGCGCCTGCCTGACGGGCGCGAAGGCCGCGTCGTTGACCTGACTGGGTCTGACCGCATTGACCCGGCGTACGGCACCAGTGTCCAGCGGGCGCAGGTCGAGTTCCCTAACGGCGAGCGCGTCATTGTTCCGGCTGCTGACATGCAGCGCATCAGCCGTGGCACGCGCACGCCAGCCGAACAGCAACGACAGGAGGAGTATCGCAGGGAGCTGGAGCGTGGGGATATTCAGCCGCGCTTCGCCCTAGGCTGGCACGGCACGGGCGCGGAGTTCGACGAGTTCTCGACGGAGTTCATGGGCACTGGCGAGGGTGCCCAGGCGTATGGGTGGGGGCTGTACTTTGCGACCAAGCGGGCGGTTGCGGAGTGGTACCGGGCAAAACTTGCTGGTCGCATTGTATTTGTTCACGAAAGCGGACGGCGCTTCGACGGAACCACGCCCCCAGGCTCCAAGAAAAGGGCAAAGAAGAAGGCATCGAGGAAAGGCGGTGCGGTCCCCGCAGCAGCGCCTGGCCCCCCCTCGGTTCGTGAAATCGAGTCCTATGCCTATGAGAGCCTTCAGGCTATGGGGGATGCGTTCTTAGACGGAGACTATCGCCTGACCCCAGAGATTGTCAGAGAGATGGCTCAAGAGGCGGCAAAGCATGAGCGCAGTCTTGCCGCACTTGAAACTCCTTATGCACCAAGGGCTGTACACCTTGGGGCTGCGAAGATCCTCGAAGACATAGGCTCCGTTGATGGCGGGGAATACAAGCTAGAGCTAAAAGGCGGCTCCCTCCTCCGCGTAGACCTCGCCCCCGCCGAGGAGGACTACCTCCTGTGGGACCGCCCGCTGTCGGAGCAGAGCGAGAAGGTTAGGGAGGCGCTGGGGCCCATTGTGGAGCGCATGGCCGACGACGCAGGGCTCTACGTCGGGGAACATACTTTCGGAGAGGACTACCGGATTACCCGGTTCAAGGTCTTTCGTGGGGACGGCATGGAGGCACCCATCGCATTTGGTGGCGGCACTCTCTACAAGACCCGTGAGGCTGCCGAGGCGGCCATCCGAAGTGCGTTCCAGAACGAAGCCCAGGACGGCAGCGATCTTTATAACCGACTCGCCACCCGACCCTTCTTCGGCTCCGACCGCGCCGCCTCCCTCGCCCTCCTCGCCGCAGGCATCCGTGGCATCAAGTACCTGGACGGGACGAGCAGAGCTGCTGGCGAGGGCTCCTACAACTACGTCATCTTTGACGCCGCTGATGTCGAGATCTCGGGGCGCTTCGCCCTAGCGCCGAGTTTTAGCACCAAAGAAGCCGCTCAAGCGTGGAGCATACTGCAACGCGCCGAGCAGTACGCGCCAGAAGAGGGCGAGGACCCCATCAAGCACCGGGTGCTGTACCACAGCGGCACGTCCGAGGCGGAAGATGTTCGAGGGGGAATTGAGCCGCGATTTGGCGACTGGCTTGCGGAGGTTCTAGCCGGTGCCACCGATGAAGAAATAGACGCCGAAGAGAGTTTTGTCCCCGTCGCCTACTTCGACGAAGTCCCCGGTTGGCTACGCACGCAGGTTGGGCGCAAGCTCGGAAAGAGCTACGAGGCCGTTACGAGGGACGATATCCGCGACCACGGGTATCTCGCGGTGGTCTACAACGTGGACGAGGATACGGGAGAGCCAGTTCACAACATCTACCGTGTGCTCGACCCCCAAGCGGAGATGTCGGAAGTGGAGGACGCCACGGGAAAGGTGTCGCGCCTCTACGAAACCGAACTTTACGAGGAAGGCTTGTGGGGTCCGCCAAAGTCCCCCTTCGGGATGGAGCCCGGCGACTTTATTACGGCGGATGTGATAGAGCCGGACGTTTTCCTCACCGGGGATGCGCTGTTGGAGTTCATGGACGCCTACAAGGCGACCATCAACCCGGATATCCGCTTCGCCCTAGCGCCCACCAGTCTCCTTGAACGCTTCGACCCAGACGGCAAACTCACCGTCAAGTGGGAGGAGTTGAGCGAGAGCTTCGTGATCCGCATGGCTGACCGCCTGCTGCCGGTCAAGAAGAT